GGCGGTGTTCAACAACCGCTGCGATGCCGATTCAGCCACCGCCAAAGAAAACCTTTTTGAAAACTGCTTACAAGTTCGCACCTATAATTTAGCTAATGCCGCAGTCACCTATCTTTACTCATTGTCCCCTATCGTTTCAAGACGGGGAAATTATATTCCCAAATCCCCACCAGCGGGCGGGGGACTTCACCGTTACCCGTGACACAACCGCACGGCGGTTTAACTCTGCGGGGTTGATTGAATCCGTTGCATACGGGCATCCCCCGATTGGACTACTACACCAGCGGCGGAACGGCGGGGTGTCCTGCGCTTTTGGTGGAGCCTGCGGGGACGAACTTGGCGTTTCAAAGTGCGAACTTCTTGACAACTTGGGTACTACTTAGTGGTACAATTTCAACGGGTTCAACGGCGGCATTTACGGCTCCCGATGGAACAACAAGTGCAGACCTATTTACTGAAAGCACTGATGTAAGTGCAACCAATCATCAAATAAGTCAGTCAATCAGCACAGCGGTTGTTTCGGGAACTTCATATACGCTTAGTTGTTTTTTTAAGCCTACGGCTGCAAATCGTTCGGCACGATTGTCATTGAGTTCCGCTTTGTTTTCAGGTTCTCCGCAAGCGTTTTTTGATGTAACAAGCGGCATTGTTGGAACGACCACGGATTGTACTGCAAGAATTGAGAATTACGGAAGTGGCTGGTATCGCTGCATAATGACTGCAATTTGCGACACTGCTGGGACTGCAAGTGTATTTGTAAGTAGCGCAAGTGGCAACACAAGGGACTACATCGGAAACGGCTCTGCATCTCTTTACCTATGGGGCGCACAACTCGAAGCGGGCTCGGTGGCAACCTCCTATATCCCCACCACCACAGGAACGGCAAGCCGAAGCGCAGATGTCATCTCGGTCAGCGGAGCGGTCAGCGGGTCCATCGGGCAGACGGAGGGGACGATGTATTGGGAGGGTAGCATCAATAGATACGACCGAGTGTTTTTTGCATTGTCATCAGGAACATCAACAACCCAAGCAGTAAGGCTACAAACAACGGGTGCAGGGCTATTGCAAGGTATTGCCATTTCAGGAACCGTTCAGGGAAATCCGCAAACATCAGGCGCGGTAACTCTTGGGCAATTCTATAAAGTTGCATTTGCATACAAGGAAAATGACTTCGTGTTATATATGAACGGGGTGCTTCAAGCATCCGACACGTCAGGAACTTTGCCGACCAATCTTAATAGCGTCTATTTTTGCAATTCCAATGGAACGGAAATAACCGACCAACGATGCCGTGCCGCCGCCCTCTACACCACCCGCCTCACGAACGCCGAACTCGCAACGCTGACCACCCCATAAGATGCCCACCTTCCGCAAGTTCGCATTTCCCGACGAAGCCAGCGCTGACAAGTTGCTCGCATCCCTGCAACCGTTGGATTTCGCCGTGCCGCTCGGACACCTCTGCGCCGCATCGGATAGCGAAGGAAACTGCATCAAGACACGCCCCGAATTTGCGGTGGACATACTATTCCACGACACCTGCCCAGAACCCTTGGCCGCATTCGTGGTATGGCCCACGCCGTGCGGAGTACATTCCTTCAGCGGATGGGATGCTCAATACGAGGCTGACTACAAAGAATTTGCAACACAATCACAAAAATAACATATACACCCATGGGCCTATTTCGTCCGCCGCCAAAGACAAACCCCGACCAACCAAAAACTACCCCCCTTACTGAAATCAGCCGTCATCGCTCTGCTCCGTCACTTGCTCACCTTCATCGGCGGCACACTCGTCGCCAAAGGTATCATCGACACCGCAACCCTCACCGAAATTATTGGCTCGGTATTGGCCTTGTTGTCAGTAGGTTGGATGGCGTTGGATAAATCAAAGGGCGAACCCAACAAGTAGTGAACCTAATTGAAACAACCATCATCGGCACTATCAGCGCAATCGTTGGCGGTGCTGTGGCTTGGATGACACGGGGACGCTTTACGGCGGATAGCCTGCAGGTGAAGCAAGCCCAAGCGGTGCTGGCCATGTGGCAGGAAACCGCTGAGGCTCAAAAGAAGAATTGACCGAATTACGCAACGAGATTGTAAGTTTGCGAGAGCGGATAGAGTTACTGGAGAACACCATCCAGCAACTTGAGGCCGAGAACGCAACACTTAAATCCCAGCGATGATTCTGCCAACCACTAAGCACACCCGCAACATTCACGAAGTCACCTGCCAATCGGGGCAGGAGTTTCTGCTCATCAGCGACCTGCATTGGGACAACCCACACTGCGATAGGGGTTTGCTGACCAACCACCTAAAGGAAGCCCAACGGCGCAACGCAGGAGTCATCGTCAATGGTGACTTTTTTGTTTAATGCAAGGCAAGGGCGACCCACGCAGGAGCAAGGAAGACATCCGAGAAGAACACAACAACGCTCGCTACTTGGATTCCATCGTCAACACGGCGGTGGAATGGTTTGCACCCTACGCCAAGAACCTGTTGATGGTTGGCTATGGCAACCACGAAACATCCATCATCCACCACCAAGAAACCGACATCCTGCAACGCTTCGCCAGCACGCTGAACTACGCCACGGGGTCAGCGGTTGAGGTCGGTGGCTACGGCGGGACCATTGACATCCGAGTCCAACACGACAACCTCCGTGGGGTCAACTTCGTAGTGCATTATTTTCATGGTGCAGGTGGGGGAGGCCCCGTCAGCCGTGGAGTAATTCATGACCAACGGTTACTTGCATCCACCGAAGGCTACGACCTCACATGGATGGGCCATGTCCACGAACTCTACTACCATCAAAACATCATCCACCGCTATGACCGCTCCACGAAGACGCTACTTCAAAAACCTATTCACCAACTGCGTACTGCGACTTACAAGGAGGAATGGGACGGCGGCTACATGGGCTTTCATACTGAACGAGGCAGAGGCCCGAAGCCTCTTGGCGGATATTGGATGAAGTTGGAAACCAGCAGGAATAGTAGCAAGGACAACAAAGGGCCTGAACTGCAACTCCACGCCACCTTCACTCCTGCGGATAGGTTGTATTAATCATGTAAAGAAAATCCCAAAAACTACGCATGACGAACGGGTCATGTATAGAAAATGGCGTTTGTTGTATATTTGCGTAAAGGTCAGGTGGCGGAATGAAGGCACAAAGAGTAATGGTATGTGCTGGATATGGAAGACGCTAAAACTGGAGTTAGGTCACACGCATTTTGGGTTCGAGTCCCCTTAGTTAGGCCAGTTAGGAGAGCCGTAGACCATGCAGGTTCAAGTCCTGCCCTGACCTCTAAGCGGATAGGCTGTACGAAGAAATCGTACGCCTAAAGTAGCGGATTCCGCTACCTTCCGCAAAGGATTACTCTGCATGAATTTTGCCGCATTATCCCTGCAAACCCCCGTTAATGACGGGTTTCTCGTTCACCCCTCCTGCGTATCGCTGGCGGTTAGGTATAGGTAACCGTACTCTTTCTCGGGCATTGAACTGCGGGCAAGCCTTGGTCACCCCTGGGAAGTCCCGATGGCCACAAATGCGGGCCTTGGGGTATTTCTGCAACCAAGAAAGCAACACCCCTGCAATGGCTTGCCTCTGCTGGATGGTGCGGTCATCCGTGTCCTTCCCGCCGATGTAGGACACATGGAGGCTCGTAGCGTTGTGGCCCGCAACCCCGTTGGTCACTTTGTCGTCGGTTGCCAGCGTCGTGATGTTCCCGTTGGGTTCAATGATTTTGTGGTAGCCTACCGCCTTCCAGCCAAGCCCCTCCTTCCAATGGCGGCGTATGGATGCGATGGTGGTGTTCTTCGGTGTGGCCGTGCAATGCACGACGAGGTGGGTGATTTGTCTCATTCTTCGGGGTTTAATAGGGGGTAGTAACAAACGGTGTGGTCCTGCTCGGTGGGTAACTGGGAGGCGGACACTTCATGAACCCCAGCCCATTGAGCCTTGGCGGGGTCGTACCCCAGCAACTCGCAGGCACGGCGGTATTCGCACAGGAGGGCGTGGTTCTGCTCAAGGTCAGCGGGGGATATGGCTATCATCAGCCGCTCCAAGGCGTTTGTGAGGGCTTTGGCAGGTCGGGTAGAGTGGTATGGCATAGTGCGAAATTATGCACTTTTGATTACAAACATGCCGAAAATTAGGAATTTATACGCTATCGGGTGTAGGGCCAAAAAAAAGNTTCATAAAAAAATGACCCCAATGGTCGCAAATAGGGGGAGGCGTTGTAACTTTGTCGGACACTAAACCCAATAACCCATGAAAAACCCTGATTTATTCCCTTATTATTTTAAGGATGAGGCAAACGACTTACGACTAAAAAAAATGGCGAAACCCAATTTTACCCTGAGATACAACGCAACGCCCAAAATTCAAGAACAGTATTATGAATTTGCAAAACCTTTAAAGAGTATGTCCGACCGAGATTTGAGGAAAGACGCAGAAAAGCAGGGAGTTACCTTTTCATTTACGGACTACAAAACCCATTGCCTTATTAATGCAAACGGATTTTCATTTTATTGCTCGAATCACGAGTGCTACATAGGGAATGCAATCAAGATTATGAAATTCTGCGGAATTATTGAATAGATGAATCGAGGGGTGCGCCTCGCCAACGCACATTCTTTTCTTCCACCCACCAAACCCAAAACCATGAACCACGAAACCAAAACCAAACTCAAAGCCGCCCTTGCGACGGGCTACATCGTGCTGACCGCCTGCCTCGGCCTCGCATTTTTCGGCAGATTCATTCTCACAATTATCACCAACTAAACCCCAAAACCATGCACAAGAAATTCTATAGGTTGACATGGGGTGGTGGCATGGTTCAAATTTGCTGCGGCAAAGTAGAAACGCACACCATCCTATTTGAACTCCTTGCAGAAGGCCAATCCGTGAAAGTTGAATTAATTGAAAAAGCATCCTAAACCCCCCAAACCATGAAACCACTATCCCCCGAACAACTCGCCAAAATCGCCGAGCCACTTCCACCCGAAGCCATTGCTGCTCATCCACGCATGGCGGGCCTCTCAACCATCAAGGGCATCTTCGTAACCGAACGCCTCAACCAAGTATTCGGTGTCGGTGGATGGGTCGTCAAGACCGACCTGTCTTCCCCCATTACAACCGTCCACACCACGACCAATGCAGGGCGTGAGCGGATTGAGTACACCGCCGTAGCCAAGACCATCTTCACGGTTCCCGCCCACGACATCTACTACGAGTGTATTGCATCCAGCACCAACTCCGACCCAGGTGATTCCGCCAAAGGTGCGACCACGGATGCGATTACCAAGATTGCGTCGTGGATTGGAATCGGCATTGATGTGTACAAAGGCAAGCACGGAGCGGCCCCCAAGCCCGCCAACACCAACCTACTGGACCTCAACGACAAACTCGGATTGGTCCCCGCCTACGACGACCTCACCGCCGCAACGCTCAAAGCCGACTTCCTCAAGTTGGTGAAGAAACTCCCTGCCGACCAGCAGGAACGGTTCATGAAAGACATCGACCAAATGACCCCCGCCCGCTTTGAGAAAGGCATCCAATTCATTCAAAACCAACTCTCTAAAAAATAAACCATGAAAAACAACCTTTTAGAAAAATAGCAACGCCGATGTTTACAAGGCTATCCTTGAAATCAAAGAAATTCAACCCGAAATTGGGGAAAGTATGTTTCGCATGCTGCAAAAGCACGAATCTACTTGGACTATGAACCTTGCAGAAACAAATGTGGTTTGCGGCTCACCTTCCTTTGGAAATTTGGGACCGCAAGGTCCACACCCTTAACTCCCTCTTCCAATCCCAACAACAAACCACCCCAAACCCACTGAACCATCTCGTAACCATCCCCAAGTCGGACATTTCCAAGCAGGACATCACCGACATCGCCGCTGGCCTTATCCTTAGAATTGAGGAAGGCGAGGTCAACCCCATCGCCGCCCATGTACGCTTGAAGGCGGTCGTCAAAGCCTTGGAGCAAGTTCTCAAAGCGACCGAGGACATCGTTCGGGACGAAGCCGAAAAGCACGGCAAGACCTTCTCCGCCTTCGGGGCTGAAATCCAAGTCAAGGAGGGGGCACTCACTCCCGACTACTCGCACGACCAGCAATGGAGTGACCTGCAGGCAAGTATGAAAGCCCGTGAGGAATTGCTAAAGATGGCCTTCCGCAACGCTGGCAAGGCAACGGTGTACGACGAAGCGACGGGCGAAGCGGTTCCCGTATGTCCCGCCAAAGGGACAAAACCAAGCATCGCAGTTACCTTTAAGACCCCCTAACCATGCCCAAACCCAAAGGAAAAGAAATCCAACGAAGAGTCGCCACCATCTACGCCGTGTCGTACCTTGCACAACGCCCGTACAGGGCTGTAGAACTCGCCAAAGTTCTTGGGGTGACCATCCGTACCACTTACCGAATCCTAAGCGATTTACGGGCCTCAAATTGGCTCATAGAAGAAAACTGCAAATACTCAATTCAACCCAACCAAACCCCAACCCAAACCCCATGAGCGATTACACCCCCCAACCCAACACCTTCACCCTGTTCGCAAACGACAAAGGTGACAACCCAAAGCGGCCCGATTATAGGGGCGACATCATTCTCCCCGACGGGACCAAGATGCGGCTCTCCGCTTGGGTCAAGGAAGGTAAGAGTGGCAAGAAGTTCCTAAGCGGCAAAGTAGAACCCATGCAGGAACGGCAGTCCAGCGGCGAGAGTTTTGCACCACAGGATGGTGATATGCCTTTTTAGTGTAACTTTGTGAACTAATTACATTTACCAATATAGCCCATTTGTAATTCCAGCCAAATGGTGCGTCCGATAAAGGGTTCACTCTCTAACCCCTGCCCCGACTGCTGGAATCAGTCGGGGTTTTTTTTCTTTGCTATGGCAACAATATCACTATTCAAGGCCGCAAAAGGAGCGGCAACACGGAACACCACGCCCGACGATCACCTGGAATTTGCGGAGTACATCACCAATATCCGTGAGGGGTATTGGTATAACGAGGTGACCGCATACCGTGCCGCCAAGACGGACGAAACCAAACGCAGGCTTTCTGCCGTTACTCCCAGCGGCAAGTTTAAGAAGCAGGGCAGGGATGGCCTTGACACCCATTCGGGGATTCTCTGCATTGACATTGATGCCAAGGACAACGAAGGCGTGAACATGAAGGCTCTGCTGAATGACGAGTTTTTGCTTGCCATGCACAAGTCCACAGGGGGGGAAGGGTATGCCGCCTATTACCGCATTGAACCCGATCGTCACCTGGAAGCGTTCTTCGCCCTGGAGAAACGATTGGCCGATAAGTACCACATCATTATTGACCCCGCATGCAAGGATGTGTCCCGCCTGCGGTTCGTCAGTTTTGATCCCGAAGCCTACCACACCGAACGAAAGGTGGCCGTATTCAAAGCCTACCTACCCAAAGCCAAGGCAACGCCTGCGCCGAAATTCTATCCCCACGGCGAGCATGATGTGGAGCATATCGTCCAGCAGATTGAAGCCAAACGGATTGACCTTACCAACTCCTATGCTGACTGGGTGAAGATCGGCTTTGCCATTGCCGCAAAGTACCAGGACATGGGTGCGGACCTGTTCCATCGGGTGTCAGCCATATCCCCGAAGTACGACCCGCAAGCCTGCGATCGGAAGTACAAAGCCCTCTGCCAAACCAAGCAGAACTCCGTGTCCTTTGCATCCTTCATGTGGCTGGCTAAGAATGCGGGCGTTGAAATCCAAACCCCGCAGACCCGCCACATCGTGTCAACCGCCAAGACCCACCGTATGCGGGTAGGAACCAACGGAGGCCCGAAGGACATCGCCTCCGCTACCGAAACGGCGGTCCGCATCCTTCGGGAGATTGACCAAATAGAAGTCGAGCAGTTGGATGAGATCGTCGCACACACCATGCAAATGGATAGCGATGAACTGAAAACCGCATCCACCGAGGATTCGCCCATCAAGCAGATCAAAGCCTACCTGCGATCCTACGACCTGCGCCGCAACGCCGTGACCAGAAACATCGAACTCAACGGCCAACCCATTAACGACACGGACCTCAACAACATCTATGTCGCTTGCTTGGAGAACTTTGGCAAGAAGGAGGTCAACATGCAACTGGTCAACGCCATCGTGGATTCGGATTTTGTCGTCACCTACAATCCGTTTTTGGAGTTCTTCGCCAAGAACGGCCACCGCCAACCAAAGGGGTGCATTGAAGCCCTTACCAACACGATCACCAGCACTACCCAAGAACACGCATTTGTGCAGATGTGCATCTACAAGTGGCTCTGCTCCGTCGTTGCAAGCATGCAGGGCGATTACTCGCTTGCTATCTTGGTGCTATGCGGCGATCAAGGAATCGGCAAGACCAACTTTTTCAGGAACCTACTCCCTGCTGAACTGCGCTCCTATTACGGGGAATCCAAACTGGATGCAGGCAAGGACGACGAGATCCTCATGTGCAAGAAGATTATCCTGTGCGACGACGAGTTCGGGGGCAAATCCAAGCAGGAAGCCAAGAAACTAAAGGAACTATCCTCCAAGCAGACCTTTAGCATCCGCAAGCCCTACGGACGGGTCCACGAAGATTTGAACCGTTATGCGGTTCTTTGCGGTACATCCAACGACGAGGAAGTCATTAACGACCCAACAGGGAACCGACGGATCCTTCCCGTGGTGGCCGCAAGCATTGACTGGGATGCCTACGATGCCATTGACAAGACCGACCTATTCATTGAGTGCTACCATGCCATCCAAACCCACGGAAGCGATGCCTGGCAACTATCAAGAGCCGAGATCGCAATCCTTAACGATCGGACCCAACTGAATGTCCAGCCCGCCGTGGAGAAAGAACTCCTGCTCAAATTGTTTACCATCCCCGATCGGAGTCGACGACCCCGAAGGCAAGTGGCTGACCAACTCCGAGATCAAGGATGTCATTTGAAACCTGCACCCGCCAGCATGTGTCCGCACACAAACTTGGAGCGATCCTAAAGTCCCTTGGGTGTCAAAAAGTATGCCGAAGGGAGCGGAATTTCCTCGGATGCTATTTTGTAGTCAGAAATTACGAAAGAAGTGACTACGCCCAAACGCCTACTAATCAAGGCATTCCGTTTTAAGTAGTCAGTGTAGTCAGTTTTGACCCCTATTTTACATTGGCAATATATACGAGCGTGTGCGTGTGTGCATGTGTGATGTATATCTACTCATAAGAAAAAAAGTAACTACAAGTGACTACACTGACTACAACCGCCTCCACGCTATCAGGAAGGCTGTTTTTTGTAGTCACTTCTCAAAAACCAAAGTGACTACAAGTGACTACGCTCCGACCCTACCAAAACCAAGCCATTGACCAAATGCGGACAAGTATCGCAGAGGGCAAGAGGCACATCATCCTGTGCGCTCCAACGGGGAGCGGCAAGACCGTCATGTTCACCTTCATGGTGGCATCGGCCCTCCAGCGGGGGAAACGGTGCATCATCTTCACCGATCGGGTTGAACTGCTGAAGCAATCCAACGGTGCGCTGGATCAGTTCGGGATCGTGCCGACGCTCATTGAAGCGGGAAAGCCCCGACTGGATGTGTCGGGAAACTGTTTCATAGCCATGGCCCAAACCTACGCCCGACGCAAGAACAAGGCCGACTATGCCGACCTCATGGCGGGAATGGACCTGGTGATCATTGACGAAGCCCACAAGCAGACCTTCAACCCGCTACTTGCAAGCATCCCCGCTAAGGCCGTGGTCATCGGAGCCACCGCAACCCCGCTGCGTCGTGGGAACCAGGAGTGCCTCTCAAAGTTCTACCAAGCACTCCACAACCCTGTGCAGGTCGGGGAACTGATACGCCAAGGGTTTCTTTCCAGTCCCGTCACCTACGGCACAAACTTGGACTTGTCGGGAATCGGCATGCGGGGCGATGACTACGACACCCAGCAGATGGCAACGGTCTATTCCAAGCGGAGGGTGTTTGACGGCGTTGTCAAAAACTACGGGAGGCATTGCAGGGGCAAGAAGGCGATCCTGTTTGCCAGCAATATTGCATCCAGTATGGAAGTATGTGCCGCTTTGCAGATTGCAGGCCACAACGCCAGGCATGTCGATGGGACCATGGGCAAGCAGGAGCGGGCCGATGTATTGGAATGGTTCAAACACACGCCCGATGCCATCCTTTGCAACTGCGACCTTATGACCACGGGATTTGACGAGCCAACCATCGAGGTAGTTATCCTATATCGGGCAACCGCAAGCCTGCCACTATTCATGCAGATGGTGGGCCGTGGTTCCAGGGTAACGCCAACCAAGCGGGAGTTCACGATCCTTGATTTCGGCAACAATGTAAACCACCACGGATTTTGGGAAGCCAGCCGTGACTGGTCATTGAAGAAGAAACGCAAGAAGAAATCCGATGGCGTTGGTGGGGCGAAGAACTGCAAGGGATGCGAGGCGATTATCCCCGTCGGGGCGATGAAGTGCAAGCATTGCGGCTACGAGTACCAGCGCAAGCCACAAGAGCAGGGCGAGATGGTGGACCTGCACCTCATGACCAAGGCCCAAGGGCATGCAGATAGCCACGACCAGCAGCATGTATACAAAAGGCACAACTGGCGAAAGCCAAGGTAATTTCGCCTTATTGGGTGTTGCACAACCAATGCAAGACCAAAGCCGAAGCCTTGGAGTTCATCCGTTTCATGGGATGGAAGCCGGGCTGGGCCTTTCACAATAAAGACCGTTTCCCAATCCTAAAATAATCCCATGCAAGAGTTCAAGATTCAAGCCGAGTGTTTCCAGTGGCACTGGAATAACTTCCCCGACCAGCGTGGCCGCCTGTTTACAGTAAACAACAACGCCCCGTCTGCCTATGCTGGAAGTGTGATGAAGGCCATGGGGGTGGTTGCAGGGGTCAGCGATATGATATACCTGTCCGCCGCGTGGGGCCGTGTTCCTGGAGTTCAAAGACCCCAAGGGCAAGCAGTCCCTATCGCAAAAGTGGTGGCAGGGGGTCGTGGAGGCAGTTGGCTACAAATATGTAGTCATCCGAAGCGTGGAGGACTTTCAACGGGTGTTGGCTGAATGTGGGTAGGTTGTGTATATCTTTGACCTACTAAACCAAACCGATTGAACGATGGAGGATTTTGTTGTCATAAAAGAACACCCTCAAATGCTTTCGTATATTGATTTTTTGCAAAAGAAAAATGCAGAAGCCTTATCCTTTTATCCTAAGCAGGTTTTTGAAAGGGAACAATTAAACGGAAGGATTTTTTTGGGCTTGTTAAATGGTGAACCTGCTGGTTATCTATATGTTGGCGCAGGCGGTGGAGATGTAAAGTGTCATCAAGTTTGCATTCAATATGACGCAAGGCGCAAACTGTACGGCGCAATGCTTGCAATATGCCTTGAACAATACGCAAAGGATTCTGATTCCAATAGTATTACGCTTAGATGTGGATTTGACTTGGACGCAAACGCATTTTGGAAAGAGATGGGATTTCAAGTGATAAGGATTTTGGATGGAGGCGTTAGAAGAATGAGGAAGATAAAATGTTTGGAGGAAGTATCTTAAACCTCAACTATTTGAAGACATATATTTGGAGCCAGCCGTTGGCAAGACGGATGCAAGTTTGTGGAGAAAACACCGAGAAACAGGGATTATTACCAACTTTTCAAGAGGCAAAAAACTTGATGATTATAGGTTGATGCTTATTAAAAAGAACGAACTTTAAGACAACCTCATGCNCCGCTTACTNCTCCTGTTACTGCTGACTGCCTGCACCAACAACCGCCCTTGGACGGTTATTGAGGTACGGCCCAAGGGGGATGCCTGCGAGTATGTGCTTTCTCGCAGCAACGGCTTCGGGCCTCAGATAAAAAACATAACCGCACCATGCGGGAAGTATAGATTATTCCAAACCATAAACCAATGAAAACCTTCAAAGAGTACCTACATTCTGTTGATGCCTGCCAGCCTGACATTGAATGGGCAGGCGATAAGCCCGTCGAGCAAGTTGTAGCCGAGTGCCATCGTGGCAATTGGTTGCTGTGGCTTGCGAAGAAATGCGGCGTTGAACTGCAACCGCTGACCCTTGCCAAGGGTCATTGCGCCAACACGGTGCGGCACTTGATGAGGGATGAGCGCAGTTTAATAGCGGTCGATGTGGCTATTGCCTTTGGCGAGGGAAAGGCTACGAGAGAGGAATTGGATGCCGCTGCCTCTGCTGCCTATTCCGCCTATTCCGCTGCCGCCACCTATGCCGCCGCCTCTGCCGCTGCCGCCGCCGATGCCGCCGCCTATGCCGCTGCCGCCGCCGATTCCGCCGCCTATGCCGCCAATCAACACAAAACTGCTGACATCTGCCGAAAGTACATTGGTGATTTGATTATCGAAAAAGTAAACCAAACCCTAANCCCATGAAACCAACCCCCACCGATTTCCGCCGCTGGCAGATTCACATCCGCAAGGAGTGCGTGAACTGCGACCGNCCCGACCGCTCCGAAACCATTTCTCCGTGGAAAGTGAACTGGACCCTACTCGGNNGNATCCTNCAAGCCAAAAACGCCTAATCATAAACCACCAACCAATGAAAACCGCAGACCAAATCCTTAAAGAACACGAGGACGCCAACGAAATGCACTTCCACCAAGTTGACCGAGAGTGGATTATTAAAGCGATGGGGGAGTATGCCGCATCACGGATGCCCTGGATACGACCCAAAGACCAAATGCCCGAACAAGGCAAACCTGTGCTAATTACCGATGTGGAAGGACTGCAAATCGTCGCTTGGTATGTTGCAGACCGTAAGATGTGGTACTCCGAGAACCACTCTTGGTTCACCCATGAAGTCAACTATTGGATGCCCATCCCCGAAATTGTTTAAGCCATGACCCCAGCCCTCATCCACCACCTTGTTGACACCACGGCCGCCATCTTCGGCATCACCCCCGAACAGGTGCGGTCCCCGTCACGGGAACGGCCCTGCGTCATTGCTCGGAACATCGTGGCCGACATCGCCTACAACGAATACCTATTCACCTTCATGGCTATCGGCAAGGAACTCAACCGCCACTATAGCACAATTATTATAAACTTGGAATCCTTCCACGCCGATTGCAAAGCGAAGCCCCAACTCCGTTACCTTCGGAGGCAAGTTTTCAACAACGCCCAAGAGTATTTGCAGACCGCCGAGGGGGCTTATATTACTGATACTCTGCAACTTCCACCCACCGAATAGCCCGAAACCGCTATCACGCCCAAGGGTCGGCCTAACCGCTGACCCTTTTTTTTGCAATCTTTGTGCATGGCATCCGCAGACACCATCATCCTCGACCTCTACCGAAGCGGCGAAATCCGAAAAGCCTGCCTCACGATTACAGGAGGCGACCCCCTTTGGCGTGACTTGGAGCAGGAGTGCGTCCTCATTCTGCTGGAAAAAGACCCCGCAAAGATTCTGCAAATCCAGTCGCAGGGGTACTTCAAGTTCTATGTGGTGCGGTTGCTGCTGAACCTCTACCGAGGCAAGAACAACCAGTTCGCCCAAAAGTACCGCCACCACGACTTGCTCGAAGAACTGGACCCTGATTCCCCCATCCCCCAGTCCGAGTACGATTCCTTGATGGATGACCTGTGGGCCATCGCCGAAGCCGAGATGGACACTTGGGCCAAGGACGGGGCTTTCCCGTACGACAAGGAACTGCTGCGTCTGCATCTTCGCACGGGGAACATGAAGAAACTTTCCCGTGANACGGGCATCCCGTACCGCTCAATAATCTATTCCATCGACCAAGCCAAGGCCAAAATCAAGGCCGCAATACAATCTCATGGACACGCTGATATTTCCCCTGCTGATTAGTTCCCTCACCGCCCTTGCTATTGCGGAGTACCATGTCCTCCCGCAGGCCTGGTACACGACTTGGCTGGGAAGGCACAAGCCGTTCAGTTGCGTCACCTGCCTGACCTTTTGGGTAGCGGTTGCCCTGACCCTGGCCCACGTGCGGATGGGTCCTCGCTCCTGTGTACGGTCCTCGCATCGGCGGGGCTGACCGTTGTCATCCTGCAACTGACCAACCGATGACCCAAGACGAGTACCTTTTGGCAACCAAGCACCGCCACTATTGGGAGCAGTACCAAGCCGCCCTGTTCATGCGGCTCTCCCCCGAAGCGGTCCACGACTTGCAGACCATCTTAGTGGCCCATGGCAGACCCAACACGAATTGGTGGTGCGCTGACTGCGTAAAATCGGCCCTCCAATACATTTACCAAGAGGCGGACCAGTTCGCCGAAGCCAACCACCACACCGTTACCCATGCCCTCACCAACCAAAGCCCCCAGCAATGAGGCCCAAGTCCAAGCCCGCATGGATTCATTGATGATGGTGATAACCACCCTTTGCGACTGCATTGGGGCGGTAGAGGAATCCAACTCCCCGAACGCCTTTGCCGTGAAGATGAAAATCGTGGACAAGATTGACGAACTGATTGATAAAATTGAGTACTGATGGGAGCAGGAAGGCCCCCAATATGGAACACCCCCGAAGAACTATGGGAGGCGTTTGAAAAGTACAAGGCCGAGAACAAGGCCAACCCGTACCGAGTGCAGGATTATGTGGGCAAGGATGGGGTCATGGTTTACAGGGACAAGGAGCGGCCTATCACCTTTCGGGGCTTTGAGGGATGGCTTGCGGAGAACGGGGTCTGCTTTGACCTTTCGGACTATCGGAAGGGCACATCGGAGATGCACAAAGAATTTTCCCCAATCATTACACGCATACGGGCCACCTGTGACAAGGATATGCTGGAGGGTGCAAGTTCGGGTGTTTACTCGGCCAACATCGCATCCCGCCTTCTTGGCTTGGTAGAAAAGCAGGAGACCAGCGTAACCATCGAGCAGCCGCTTTTTGGCGATGGACTTTAAGTACACCACCGCTATCAAGAAGATTCGGGCGATGACCGCTCGGAAGAAGGTGATACAAGGCGGGACAAGTGCGTCCAAAACCTTCGGCATCCTTGCGGTCCTGATTGACCATGCCGCCCGCCATCCCAAGTCGGAGATTTCCGTGGTCAGCGAATCCGTCCCTCACTTGCGACGGGGAGCGATTAAGGACTTTGCCAAGATTATGCAATGGACCCATCGTTGGGTTCCCGACCGCTGGAACAAGACCCTGCTCCAGTACAACTTCGCCAACGGGTCCACGATTGAGTTCTTCTCGGCGGATTCGGAAGCCCGCCTCCGTGGGGCAAGGAGGCAGGTCCTCTACATCAACGAGGCCAACAACATTGACTTCGATTCCTACTACCAGTTGGCCATCCGTACCTCGCAGGAGATATACATCGACTTCAACCCGACCCACGAATTTTGGGCGCACACCGAGGTCTTGCCCGAAAAGGATGCTGAGTTTCTAATCCTGACCTACCAAGACAACGAGGCACTCCCTGATACGATTCGGAACGATATTGAATTAAACCGAGCCAAAGCGGAGCATTCGGCTTATTGGGCGAACTGGTGGAAGGTGTATGGGTTGGGCCAAGTAGGGACGCTACAGGGGGCGATATACGGGGACTACACGGTGGTGGAAGGGATTGACCCATCCACGATGAAATTCGTCGCCTACGGCCTTGACTGGGGGTTCAGCAACGACCCCACGGCCTTGGTCGCCGTGTACCGCAGGGGGGACGACTTGTTTATTCATGAGTTGCTCTACCATCGGGGGCTGACCAATAGCGACATTGCCACCCGACTGAAGGAGTTCGGGATTACAAGGGCTTGGGAGATTGTGGCCGATTCTGCAGAACCCAAGAGCATTGAGGAAATCTATCGGCTGGGGGTTCAATATCAAGCCAGCGAGCAAGGGGCCCGATTCGGTCAGGCAGGGGATTGATGTCGTGAAACGGTTCAACCTTCATGTGACCAAGGATTCCGTGAACCTCATCAAAGAACTCCGCAGTTACACTTGGGCGACCGACAAGGAGGGCAAGAACACGGGGGTTCCGATTGATTCCTTCAACCACGCCTGCGATGCGCTCCGCTATGTGGCCTTGAATAAAC